ATTATTAATATTTTTAATTTCCCTAAAATCACGACATTCAAAAGTTATATCTTTTAATTTTGGCTGTTGTTTTAAAACATTTCTATATGCTTCATGAGAATAGTTTCTAATTCCTTGTTTGTCTCTTCTATATGTATCAAACCACTTAGCCCCATCCGATAATTGAAAACCTACATACCCTAACAGATGGTCTTCAAATTCGTCTTGATGAGTTTTTATATACTTATACCTTTCTTCTGGAACATCTAATGGTGGTATCCAACCATTCCCTAATTCTTTTAGGAAAGATATTAAATATTTATGATTATCGTAACCATATTTATTGCCACACTCTATTTTATCAATCATGTTTGCTCCACCAACAAAAGGTTCAATATATCTTTTCGTTTCTTTTGTAATATACGATTGAATAATTGGAGCTATCTCTTTTGATAATCTATTCTTACTACCCATGTATTTCATTCACTAACGTCTTAGTGAGTACGTACTCTTTTTACCTAGGATTAACTATTTTCCTTTCACATTTTTATCGTTTAATATTTAATATGTTTGTTATTAAGTGTCTTTAAAATCCGCATAAAACTATAATTTTATCATATTATATGTTTGTTTTAAATACCCAATTGCTTCTTCAAGTGTTATTTCTGCAACAGTTGATTTAAACTTGATTGCTTCTTCTGCCAATACAACTGATTCTTTTTCGCTATATCCAGCAGTCATAAAATCCTTCTTTATGTCTTCTATATTATCCATGTTATATTCCTCCTTTCTAAATTATCGTATAAGTTCTCAATCTTGTGCTATTCATCTTCTTGTAATTCCTTAATTAGTTCAGGATTCTCATATCTGTTCCCAATCTTTTTAGTAATAGTTGTATAGCTACCACCTATTTCACTTAATGGTATATAAAGTTCTCTTCCAACATCGCTAACGCCATTTAGACAATAATATCCACTATTACAATATGTTATTTCGCATGTGTATGTATTTTCTGGTTCGTCATAAGTGTAACAATCCATTACTACAATGTCTCCATCATAAATCTCATTTCCATCATCATCTCTAAAGCCAGTATATTGCGTCTTTTTCCCACGTAAAATTTTTTCGTCCCATGATCCACGATAAGCCATACGTCTTTCTAATATTTCTTGTAGTGTAAAATACCAAAACTTTTTTTCATCTTCATCCCATACTCTAAATTTATAATTCACATTTCTCACTTCCTTTCAATTATCACTTCAATCAATGTATTTATTCGTTTCTTTCAACAGTAACTTCATTATAATTGTCGTATACACATGCAACAAACTTTCCATCTTTACTATAATAGCTAGTGCGTTTTAAAAACTCATTTCTACTATCTATTTCAAAATCTCTGATTATATCATCTGCCGTAACAACTATACCATCATAATATTCAATCATTCTACACTCCTTTCAATTTATACTATAAAACGTAGTTTTTATGTTATATTTGGTACTATATATTGTGGTTTAATAATTTATAACTACTATATGTTGTATGTAAATAATTTTTCAACTCTAGTATTTGTGTCGTCGCCAGAGGTTTTATTACTATCTAACAGTGTTTTAACTTCTTTCTGCCAAATACAAGTAAATTCTTCTGGCATGTTATATTCACTTATCAGAACTTTATTATAAACACTGGATGCCTTTACCCATTCATAAAATTCTTTATATGGGAATTCATTTGTATGATACTTAGTAGTGCCACGATATGGAATATCACAATATATTACATAATCTTTGATCTTATCTAGTGGTAGCTCTCTAAAATCCTTACATATGAATTTAATATCTTTAATGTTTGGTATCTGTTTAATGGTATTTTTGTATGCTTCCATAGCATAATTTCTTTTTCCAACTTTATCTCTACGATATCCACCAAACCATTTACCGCCATACGATAACTGAAATCCTGCATAACCAACTAAGTAGTCGGGATATTTATCATAATTTTTTTGAATGTCTTTATATGTAGTTTCATTTAAATCTTCTGGCGGTATCCATCCCTTAGATAATTCGTTTAAGACTGCTATTAAATATTTATGTATGTCGCATCCTATTTTATTGTTACATTCAATCTTATCAATCATATTTGCACCACCAACGAATGGTTCAAGGTAACCAACAGTGTTTTCTGTTATATATGATTGAATAATTGGTTTTAAATCTTTTGATAATCTACCCTTACTACCTACATATTTCATTAATTAAATCCTTTCTTATCAATAGTTTAATATTTTTAGAATAAAATATTTGATTCATCGCATATCTGTTATAGTTTAATATTGTTACTAAAAAGCGTATGAAATCGTTCATTTATAGTGTTCTTAACGGGCAGTCTCGTGGACTATTTCTACCAAACGAAGATTGACTTACGTCACGGTTTAGAATAGTACAATAACTAGCACATCCTTCATGTTTTTCACTTCTGCGAGTTTGACGTTGAATACATTTATCACATCTTGGTAAATCATCTTTATTCATAATTTATTTTCCTTCCTTCAAAAGCATAATAAATGTAAAGTTTTGTCACATTATTAATATACCTTTTCTCTTAGTTCTTTTAATCTATCTGCAATTTCATCTCTGGACAATGCACCGATTTCGCAACCTACTATGATGTCTAAGATCTCATCGTCAATCTCAATTAAAACGTCATTGATTTTATCTCTGTAACTAGCTTTCATGTTTAGATCCTTCCTTTCATGTAATAAAAGTGATGATTTATGGTATTTATTGCTGAAAACTTTCAACAACTAACGAATCTTTCGTCACTGTAGTAATTGCATTAGAGACTTCATCTTTTCTTATTTCTATTTTTTGTTCTGTTTCGCCGTCAGGATTATATCTACCCCTCATAGCTGCACCAACGGCAACATAGTTGTCTTTCAGAACCGTTGTAATCGTATTACACAATCCATCTGTTCTGAGAGTGTATTCTCTCATGTTACATCTGCGTTCTTTTATCTTTCCAGATTCATAATCTTTGCGAATTTGTTTTGCGTATTCTGTCCGTTGATACTTTAGTGCAGCTGGAAGATGATTATCAACAGTATATAAATTTGTCAATATAATCTTTTCATCAGTGTTTACTGTAGTCAAAGTGGGTGCTATACCATAATCGTAATAACATCTTTCAGCTTTTTCATAAACACCATCCCGATATTCAAATGTCATAATTGATTCATCAAATTCTTTAGTGGTGATTAATAATAATTCTTTTAATTGAATCCAAATATCCTCCTCGGGTATAGAGAAACAATCATCTTTTCGAAACCAGTGTTCTACCAATGTTAATGGTTTATTAAGTTTTTCTGAAATTTGTTTATTGCTTAATTTAGATTGCTGTTTTGATGTTCTTAATAATTGCTTTAACTTTTCGATATCTATATTATATTTCCTCACCTTAACAGTTTGAGGAACACAAGTTTTAAACACTTTATTTGTTGCTCCACAAACAGAATCTAGTCTACTTGTGGTCGTATAAAATTTTCATCAAAACATATGTATTCATTATCATATTGAGCCTTATAAAGATGTTCCATAAGCAACATAATACAGGTTGTTACAATTGAATTACCTGCTTGTTTATATCCAGCGCTGTCAGATAGTCCGAGTTCCAAAGCCTTATCATAGCATTTGTCTGAAAATCCCATAAGTCTATAAGATTCTCTAGGAGTCAACTTTCTAACTGCTGTTTTACCATTAATTTTTTCAGCAACTCTCTTATCTCCACATGAATCAATCGTTCTCAAAGTTCCAATATAATCACCTTTAAATAATCGAACTCCTTCATCTCTTCGTTCTTCAAATACTACTTTTGGTTCAGTGTTTCCACCTCCACATGTGTGAAGTGTGGGAGCAATTCCATTTTCAGAATATACTCTCCTACAACTTTCATTGATTTTATCCCATTTACCACCGCTTAATGTCATTGATTGGTTCAATTCATTTGGAATTTCAAGAATTTGCTTTGGTTGTTTATAATCGGTTGCAACTAACGCTCCCATTATTCCGTCTTTTTGAAACACAAGATCTCTCTGACCTATAGTTCTAAAATCTGGCTTTGTTGTTCCGACTACACTCTTTGTAAAAGTCTCGTCTGTGATTTGGAGCCTATCCTGAATTTCTTGACTGAGATAATATTTTTCATCTACTTCATCTTCAAGAAAATCTCTGAGTCTGTAGCCTAGATCAAATGCTTTTGGAAAGGTGAATAATTGTTTATCTATATCTTTTCTTATACTGACTGCAAATACTCTCTCTCTATTTTGAGGAACTCCACAGTTTTTTGCATTTATAACGTTATGATATGTATTAAAACCTAACTCTTCTAATGTGCTAATCCATTCATTGAACTGTTCAATAAATTGTTTTCCTACTAAATTCTTTACATTTTCAAGCAATAAATACTTTGGTAGAGTGTCAGTTTCTTTTGCTTTTACTAAAAGCCTTTCAACTTCATAAAGTAAACCACTTCGAGTTTCACCTTCTATTATTCCAGCTTGGTTTCCTGCTACTGAAATATCCTGACACGGAAATGAATATGTCCAAAAGTCCGCTAAAGGTAATTCTTGAATTTTACTAATATCACCCAAATTATTCGACAAAACCATTGCGAGATAATACTTCTTTAATTTATCACCTTTCATTCTTGCAATTGGATTAGTTCCCTTTTTGAAGTCAAATCCAATATTCTTATCTAATAGTTCTTTTTTCATCTGTTCTTCACATGGATAGTCCTTAAATTCATTAATGTAATCTTTCGTCAATCCCTCATGCATAGCAGCGTATGATACCATTGCATCTTTTTCAATATCAGATGTTGCTATTACAGTTGTATTGAATAGCCCCGACATATTAGTTCCTTCTATTTGGGCACCAATACCACTAAATAATTCAATCATTGTTAAATTTTCTTTTTTCACTTATCTTCTCGTCAGAAGATGCACGTGCATTTATTTATCTAGAATTACTTCTATTCCTCTCTTATTTTATTATTTATATGTTTTATTTGTTGCTTACTATAGTTATTACTGCATCAAAGTATTAATTGGTCTTCATATTTTTAATACCACAATACAAGATATTTCCAACCTCATATTCAACTCTGTCTTTTTCTTTTTGTGATTCTATCATTGCTAGTGTGTAGTATTTAACTTTATAGACCATCTTATATTTTCCTCTCTAACCTAGTTCAAATAATCTTTGATAGCTTCTCCTTTAGTCCATACAATGTTTTATTTATGTATGCTATCTGTCGTATTTTGCTTTTAATCTTTCCAGTTACTTTAATTCAGTTTTCCTAATCATTTCTGCTTGGCGTCTTTTATTTTCTAATTGATCTTCCTTATACTTGATAGAATATTCATTAAGTATTTTACAAGCTATCTCAATTAAATCGTCATAGCATCCGCTTAAAAACGTTGATTTTTCAAAGCGTTGCCTGATACTTTCTGGATTAAATGAACCTCCAATACAGCCAATCTCTTTATCATCTAGCTAAATATGTATTTCTTTTCCACTAGCATTACATTTTCTTAACGCCAATCTTAAATCTGTTGTGACCACAATGGTTTCTTGCCCATAGCCATAATCCTCTTCTATTACTAAATAGATATAATTATTCATGATTTGAACCTCCTTCATAAATTTGATATTCTCCATTTCGGTTTATTTATGTATCTTATATCTATTGCCATTCTATACTATCTATACACTCTTGTCAATAGATTACACGAATATTATTTAATTTTATTTATGTATTTTATCAATTTCCACCGATAATTTGACTATGCAATAAAACATGACTTTCATGGTACTTTTTGGGCTATTTTAGGGGTATTAAGTGCCATTTAATCACTTTTTGAGTGACTTTTTGGCACTTAATGATGTTATAATTGTGATAATTTTACATATATTTTGTAATTATTCATTATTCATATTTTATTTATGTGTTTTTGTATATTCTTCGCCATCTAACAACTCTAGCAGAAAAGTATTCTTGTCTTGTATTCCACTAGCCAATGTAGCTGCGTGCAATGCAGAGTTTTGAGCTACAATCGTACAGTCTAACTCCGCTCTGGTTGGCATAGTATACATTAATTCTTTTGTACGCATCTTAGGTGGTGTTGCATTGTCTAATACACCCACAATAAACTTAGATGAAGACCCTTGATATTTATGTACTGTAGATGCATATCCCAAAACAATGAAACTTCTTAAGTCGGAGAAGCTAAACAAGATTCTATCCTTTATAATAGGAAAATAAATTGTGGCGAAGTTGGTGTATTCATTGATTTCTTCTAAAATACCAATCCATCCATTAAACACATCAGTTTTAACGCCTTGCACGTTAAATAGTTTATAGCTGTTTTTAATACACATTACTTTATCTTTCTCTCTTAAAATAAAAATTTTATCTTTACCTAAAGAAATACTAATTTCTTTTTTTGAGGCGTTGTGAGGGTTGATGTACTTTTGTATATCTTGATTGAGATTGAATACGCTAGAATCTCCACGCTCCTTTACAGGTGCAAGTATTTGAATATCCATAACAGATTCCACTTTCCCACTCTCGTAGTATTTCCTAAACTGCTTTACAACCTTACCTCTAGTTTCACTTGCTGAGTCCACAATGTCAAAATGCATATCTTGTAGTTCGCCCATTGTTTCATATCCAGTAAACTTCTTATCGAATAGTGGCACTTGGTCGTTGATTGATTTAGATGCTAATATTATGCCTGATTTTTGTGCTTGCCTATGTATTTTTGTGAGTTTCATTGTTGATATATATTTACTATGGTAAATGTCGTGTGCTAAGTTCATACATCCAATCGACTCTAGCTGTCCCATATCCCCTAATATAATTAATTTAGTTCCACTTTTAATTGCTTTAATTAACGATAAGAATATTTCACCACCAACTAGTGAGATTTCATCTAGGATAATAATATCGTAATCTAATTGGTTGTTTTCGTTAAAGGTAAAATCGTTCGGTGGCTTAAAACCAAGTAGTCTATGTATTGTAAATCCTTCTTGTCCAGTAACTTCTTGAAGTCTTGCACTTGCCCTACCTGCAAGAGCTGTTTGTGCAAATGTGTATTTCTTTAATGACTCAAGTATTCCCGACACGAGCGAACTCTTTCCCACACCTGCTCCGCCTGTAACAAAGCACACTTGACTGTCTAGTCCCAGCTTAATTCCTTCTTTTTGTTCATCTGTAAATTTCCACCCTTGCTTGTCTTCCTGTGCGAGAACTACTCGTTCCCAATTAACATAGTCAAACCTATTGTCTGCTGAAGCTATTCTTTTTAGATGGTAGGCAACATCTTTTTCTAATTTATAATATTTATTTAAAAACACTCTTCTTGACGACTTTGTTTCCGAATCTTCTACGGTGATAATTCCTTCAGTTTGTAAACTTGAAATAGCTTCGCTTATATTATTGCCAATTACATTACCGTCTTCATCTAAGTAAACATCTAATATATTTTCCTTTCCATCAAACTCCTCATAAATGTAGCTTGTGAGATCGGAAGATGTTATATATGAGTTACCACTTTCTGCAAGTTCATGCAATAAATAATTGATATATCCTTTAATTCGTTCTGGTGATGTTTGACTAACGCCACTCTTTAAAGCAATATTGTCAGCTGTCTTAAATCCTATACCATCTACATCAAAACTCAATCTATATGGATTAGTCTTTACAATATCAATTACAGTATGTGGATTTTTATATTTTGCAATCAGTTTTTGGATAAACTTTGGGGTTAGTCCATAATCATCTAATTCTAAGTACACTTCACAATTGTCTTTGTTTTCTTCAAACCTGTCTATAATACAATTTGCGACGTATTCACCAACCCCACTTACTTTCTTTAAACTGTCAATATCATGTTTTTCTATGATTTTTAGTGGATTTTCCAACACTTTAAACATCTCCACAATTTGTAAGTCAGTTAAAAATGTTTTTAAAAAGGCTTTTTGATTTTTTACGTTGGATAAATCAACGATTTCACCAATAAACATCAACTCGTATTGCTTTCCACGCACTTCATCAATAGTTTCTTTTGCTATAATCCTATAATCTTTATTAGGCTTTATTTCTTCCTCATATGCTCCTTTAACAACTAAAGTTCCGTAATTATCAGTTTCAGGTTCTCCGTCCAATACCAACATTGGCATCCAACTAACGATTCCATATGTGCTGTCCCTACCTAGTACTTCGGGCAGCTTTGGATACAATATCATACTCAATCTACCCTCTATTTTAATAATATTTTTACTCATCATCTTCACCTGCTCTATCTGATTGTAACTTCAAGTTACCCTCTTCATCAATTTCTTTTATTAGTTGTAGAGTATGCCTGTACGCGGAATCATTATACTTCTTGGGTACAAATTGATCTTGTCTTCTATATCCAGTCACCAGTAGCAAGTTACCTCTACCAAACCATGACTTTTCTAATACTGTTTTACCCGTACCTTCTTCGTTTTGTTCTGAAATTTGCTTGTCATAAAAACCGAACTGCCCCTTGTAAAACTTGACTGTTACAACTCCTGTTGGCGTTAACAATGAAATAGTGTGTTTATTTTTGTCTTTATCGAGTACTGTTCCACAAATTCTTGAGAGTTTGAAACGTGGTTTGACACTTCCTCTATAGTTGTAGTGTTCTGCAACGAGTGGTATCTCTGGCAATTCAGAAAAGTCTGTGATTGCATAGTCATTCTTTTTTACATGTGTTAATTCGTGCTCGTGATAGTAAAAGCTTAAAGAATCCATTTCCCACTTTGAAATACTACCTTCGACCTTTTCACTCCACATATTTTCAAAACGCTTCTCATTAACTGCATTTAAACTCTCTTGTGAGTGCATTACTTTTTCTTTGAATCCATTCATTAACTTATCAAATTCTCTATCTAAACTTCCACGTTTAATCAATACATAACCATCATCATCATACTCGTAGTCTTTGTTTTCTTGCATATTCGTCTCGAAATGCTCAAAGAAGTATGGCTCAGAATGTTGTGTTTCTAACCTATAATATGCTGTGTTCGGAGATTTACCTGTTTGTTTTGCAAAAAAGCACTTACTGTAAACATATTTTCTAAATTTATAAAGCCTATATTCATATTCTTGTTGCTCTTTTGTGAGTAAATCTAAGTCGTTAAGTATTTGGATGTCGTCCATACGTAGCGAATTGAGAGGTTTAGAAATAGTTTTAATGTATTTTTTCATTATATCCACTCTATTTTTTCCCATCAAACCATCGAAGCACCCTGCCTTGATAAGCGTGATAACTGCACTATCACCAAATTTATTTTCTTTTGCTGCACTTTTATAATTACCCACCTTGGTCAAAAAATCATCGAAGTCTCTATATGGTTGATTTTCAATTATTGCGCTTGCTACATCTCCACCTATTCCACAAATACCTCTTAAACCGAATACTATTTCATCTTCTTCTATATCTGGCTCAAACCCAAACTTCGCTTTATTTATATGAGGCAGTTCTATCTTCTGTCCTTTACTTTGAATTTCACTTATTGCTTTTGCTATTTTACCGTAGTTTGTAGTTTTATTGTTGTCGTTATTTTCATCTGCTCCCGCATTTACTGTTAGACAAGCGGTATTCCAAAAGATCTTATCGTACTTACAAGCCAAATTCATCTCTTGCAGACAAATGGCAGAATATGGGAAAGTGTGATTTTGGGAAAAACTGTATCCAAATGATTTTTTAAATTGCACAAACCAAACATAATCTAATAGTTTTTGACTGGTTCCTGCTTCAAGTCCTTTTTTAAAAAACAAATGTCTAGCATTTTCAAGCACATCTTCTTTCTTTTTAGCAATAGATTTTCTAATTATATTAGCTTCTGCAACATTGAAATTGGAAATATTTTTATCCATTGACAATCTCATAACGACTTCTTGTGTTTCAGCAACGCCATATACAGGAAGTAAATAAGGTTCGAGTACTTTTATTTCATCTTCTGTCAATCCAAAATCTCTCATTTCCTTGTACCAAAGCGATATGTCGTTCTTAAACTTAATATATGTGTCGATAGGACTTTCTTCTCCATGCTCAGGCATAAGTCTCATAAGTGAATTTGCCGTTGCTAACTCAGTTATTGTTTGAGGTTTTACTTTTCTAACAGTTTGTGAACCTACTGGCGTGTCAAATTGAAAAGCATCTATAATCTCATTTTCTCCGATTCTTCTCCACATTTCTTTATCTGTGTAATCTAAAACGTCTGGATGAATGTATTTATCGTATGTAGCTTTTATACTTCCTTGGTCTTCTAGTATTCCTTTTTTAACAAGTAAATCCACTGCTATGTGTTGCTTATCCAATCCCAAGATTGTTAAACAATCAAACTTTAACGCACCGCAAAAATCGCTGTCGTGCATGTTGTATGCAGTAATATCAGTACCATTTGGAGCTTTCATTTTACTGTTATGTGCTAAATATCCATTGTCAAATATATACACAGCCGATGCATGGATAGACCTACCACTTACAAGTCCTTCTATAAGCAACATGATTTCTTGCAGTCCATCGTATTTTTCTATCTCATTTTTAAATTCCGTAACTGATGCCCTACCTTTTTCCTTATTGCCCTCAAAACAATCTTTTAGCGACCAGTTGGCACCCCTTTCAAAAGGAATCATGTCTGATATTGCTTGTGCCGTATCATTATCTAAACCCCATCCTTTACAAGCAGTTAAGCAACAACTCTTACTCCCTTCGGTTCTGAATGTAAGAGTGTTTAGTACATTATCTTTTCCAAAATATTCTTTCATTAATCTAAATATTTCTTGCCTTTTTGCTGATTCTGAATCTACATCTATGTCAGGTAATTCGGGTCTTTCTGCTGACAAGTGCCTCCAATGTGGTAAGTTATATTTCATAGGATTCATTTGCGTTATCCCTATTGCATAAGCTAATAAAAAGCCTGTAATAGAACCTCTAGCCACACCCACATAGGATACTTTCCACATAATTTCGTTAATAATTCTCTCCACAAGTACATAGTACGATGCTAATCGCATACCGATTTTTTCCGATATGTTCCATATTTCTCCCAACTCCATATCAAGTCTTTTAACTACTGATTTTACAAGACGCAATCTCCTGTTAATAATAGACTGTTCAATCATATAAAGTAAGTATTTTTCTTGTTCGTCTTCACTGTTTGCAAACTTTTTTATATATTCGCAATCACTGTACCATTCTTTAAATATGTTTCTTGCCTTTACTTGAGGTATTTTTTTATCACTTGGTACAATAACAGAGTGGCTCAAATCGTAATCTTCAATCATAGCATGAATCTTCATTGTGTTGGAAAATCCAAGGTTAATCTCATCTTCTGTTAAGTGACTACTCAGTAAATCATGCAGTTCTTCCATATCCATCATGTAAGTTGTAGCATAAAAATCACCTAACTCACGATTACTACTATTATCTTCATCTGCTCTTAGAAACGCTTCGTGTACCATTCGATGTTCCTTTTTTAAATAATGACTATCTGTTGCAAGTGTGTAGTCCAAATCGTACGCCTTAGCAATCTTAATTGCATTCCGATTGAATGTGATTTGAGGATGAGTTTCTAAAACATCATCATGTGGGACTTCAAGTGTGGGTTGTAATTCAATAAAGAAATTCTCCTTGCCAAATGTGTTAATACCCCATGTTATGAAGTTGTGAATGTCTCTCTTTGCCGACTCGTTACCATCTCTAAAATATGACAATATGTGATTGGGAAGTTCACCACCTAAACAGGCTGTAGTGGCGATTATGTTTCCTGTTTCGCTTCCTATTATCTCTTCAAGTTCTCGCTTAATGGTCGGTACACGTTCCATTCTTCCATGCTTGAACCAGTTATTCCAAGCACTTTCCGATGATATTCTTTTTAACTGTTCATAACCCTTTGCGTTTTTTGCAATGAGAATGAAGTGCCAAAATTTTGTGACCCCTGATTGATAGTTCTCTTTTACATCTGACATATCATCTATTAAATAAATTTCGTTGCCCAATCCAAGCTTAAAATCATCGGGCATATTTTTTAGCAAATGTAATTCTTTTAAAATATCTTTATCACTGTTCAAGCCACTATCATCATTGTTCACTGTGTAATTTTTGTATTTTTTTTGTAGTTTCTTTAAGTGTTGGTATCTTTGTAATACACGGACATGAGAGGAAACAGTTTCGTGATCTGTAACGCTCACACCCGCATATCCAAGTTCTATCGCCCTATTTACAATGTCCTCCGCACGAATTATACAGTCTTTTAATCTAAAATTAGAGTCTTCTGTATGATTGTGATTAGACATAAGCCTTCTGTTAGCATTCATGTTCCCTCTCTTTCCCTAGAATAAGAAATCGTCGTCAATGGTTACTTTGTTTTTACTAGTGGGAACATATTCTTCACTTTCAAAATATTTAATCTTTACTTGTGGATAATTATTACCTTCATATTCATTGATTATGAAATTGCCTATGATAGTCATATGTAGTATTTTACTATTCCCTAATGTATTTCTGTCTCTTAGTGTCATTGCTTCATAGTCACCTTTAGGACAATACTTCTTAATGTAACTCACATTATTGTGGGTAAATTTTATGAAGCCACCACTATCCCCAAAAACTTGAATGTCTTTTGCTGGAATTTCAATTTCAGTTATAGCAAATGTAGGCTCTTCAACTCCCCTACCCCAAATCTGGTACGCCTCAGCTACTTTCATTACCGCTTTTGGAGTTAAGTTCCTAGCTTTTACTTCATAATCAACTTCGTGTACTGTTACTAAATCATCTAACTTTAACTTTTTATTGCAAAACTCGATAGCATTGGCAAGCTCTTTCTTGGCAAGCTTAATTCCAAAAGCGTTTGGATGACCTGCACAGGTAAACATATCAGATTCGCTTAGGAATGAATTGAAATCACCAACTACTCCTTTTTCATATCCCCTACCAGAACCGCCATAAGTATCTTTATCTCTACTTTTCAGTATAACCACTGGTCTCTGATATTTTTCTGCTAGTTTGTTTGCCACAAGTCCACTAACTGTTTTCTTAGTTAAAATATCTGTGCCGTCAACAATAAGTACGCTATTTACATTTAGATTTTCTTCTTGGATTTTTTCGTCTAACTTCTTCATAAACTCTCTTACATCTTTATCTTGTCTTGCCTTAACATTGGCGCAAACTCTTGCCATTGTTTTCTGTAGTGAGTGAATTTCTATTGGTGGCTTAGGACTATCTTTTCCAGCACCTCTTGGTCTTCTTGGTTGATATTCTCTATTCTCTTTTTCTCCACAGATGGCTCGAAATAAGTCTTGCTGCTCATCTTCCTTGCCGTATCGGATTGTGCCGTTCAGCTTAGGGGCAATTATCCATCCATAGTTGGTTAGTGTGTGTCCCAATTTTAATTCTTCTTCACTTGCCAACGCCAATTCTTTAATTAGTTTATTCTTTCTATTTTCTTCCTTTAATCCCTCCAATGCATAGTATCTAGTTTCAAGGCTTCTCATGTCCATAGAATCTGCTATCATCCCCAGCGCAACTAAATCAAGGTACTTGTTGCAAACTTCCTCTTTAATCCCATATTGTTGTGAACAAGCCAAGCAAAATTTATGTACTACTCCAACACCTGACAACATATTATTTGGATAGGCACCATCCATACAGTTAATCAGTGTTGCATATTTCCTGACATCGTCATTAATTTCATGATGGTCTAAAATAAGAATGGGGATATTATATTTTTCAGTAATTGCTTTACAATCCTTTACAGAGGTTGAGCCTGCATCGGGAACAATAATCAAGTCGATATTTTCAAATGGCTCAATGTCCGATAGGAAAATACCATGTTCTTTTTCATAGCACGTACTAGATACAACCTCTGTTTCTGGTGATATGTCGTTAATAAAGCCTTGCATATATGCAGATGATGTTAATCCATCTACGTCAGTGTCTCTCTTAATATAGATTTTTCCACCTAATTTACTATGTAATAATTCAATTCCTTGCTTCATATCCCTAAATAAGAATGGGTCATGTGTGTGCTTTTTACTTACATTTAAAAAAGCATCTATATCCTCTATTCCGTAAGCTGTCAATATAGTTTCTAAGAAGTCGCTTTCTTTATTAAATTCAGTTTTATGTGTGGCTCTCCACAGTAGCTTATCCAAATTATTTTATTCCTCCCTATCAGTTGTGATTTCAATTTTGTTCTTCATTAATGTTTCTAATGCTTCCTTGCCTTTGTCGAATGGTGAATCTTTTAGTTTGAGCAAGTTTGTAGTGTCCCATAAAACATATGTCTTGCAAAACGCTACGAATTTGTACGCTAAAGAGTAAATTCTATTCACGAACCTTTGAAAGTCTTTATACTCTTTACTATCTTCTGCATAGTTTTCGTAATCTAATATTTCAAAATCTTTATCAAACGCTAAAATCACCTCTTCAATGCCTAAACTCAACAATATATTGCGGTGCCAGTTCGATATGTTGAAACCACAAGTTGCTACGACAAAAGCATCTTCCCCATAAAACTCATGTGCCAGTAAGACACTTTTTTCTGATTCGACAATGACCACTTTTTTAGTTTTTTTAATTCCCAAAAGATGCATATCCAGTCCATATAAATTCAAATTTAAGGAATGCTTGTACACTACACCCTCAATTATTTCAGGCATATATTTATTTCTTTTGTCCTTTTCCTGCAAGCTCCTGCGCCTAATACCCACCAACTCACCTAAAATGTTATTGTGGGGGATAATAATGTGCTTTTCCATTTCGTACCAACGTATGCCAAAAACTTTCATCGTATTTTCGCTGATGCCTTCATCTATCCAGCCTTGAAAAAACACATTATCCTCAAAGTAGCTTAATATCGCTGTTTGTATCAAAGGAAGATTTTTAATATCTGTTATTTTAGGTTTACGCAGTTGAATATATTTATCTATCTTGCTCAATTCTTGCGATCTGCTGACATATCTATTTGCAAATCCATGCCGATTACTGATGCCTAGCTCATTTGCAATAAATCGAATTGAATCAGAAAATGAACAGTCTTTCAATTTCATAACTAGGTTGAAAATACTCATTTGTCCACATTCTGTATAGCAAAAAAATGTTTTGGTTTCTCTAAAATAGCAAAGCTTGTGACTTTCCCCACCGTGACAAACTGTTTTGAAATATATTTCTTTTTCCTTAACGAGTCTAAAGGGAACTGCACCAAATTTTTCAAGGATGCTCAATACTTGTGCTTCGGTGATACGTTCAATAAGATAATCTTTATCTATCACAATTTCACCCCTTAGAATTCAATTTCTTCCACTGTCTTCTCTTTTATTTCTATTTTATCGACGGGTTTGATTGTAGCCACTTCACTGGCATGGTCGTCGTCGTCAACATTTATGTATGTTTTGCCTATATCTTTAATCAATTTATAATCGTAATCAGTTACAAATAAATCATGTGTTCTCATAGTACTGTAGTCAATATAAAGCCATATTTTAATTTTGTTCCATTTACCACCTCTATTTTTGTAAAGTGAATAAACTAAATTTGGAGTGGGTTTATTTATTAATTGTCTTAATATAGGCTCTATTTTTTTTAGTTCTTTCTCGGTCGGTGGCATTGCAATTGAGGCACCATCACATTTATCAATGATTGACTTTGCACCTCTCACAATGGTTTGATCGCGATTAGATTCATTTTTAAAATCTCCTGTTACCTGAGTGTACGAATCTATCGAAACATCAAACTTTCTTGTAAAATTCTTTAATTTCTTAGACAGGTTCGCCAACACTTGGTCTTCTCTCACAACCATTTTAGTCTTTGATTCTGATGCGTATTCACTGTTTAGCTCCACTGTTGCACTAATATAATCAAACCAGACATATTCAATATTGTGATCTAGCTTGTGTTGTTCAATGATTTCTTCAAGTGTATTTGCATCGTATTCAGGTATGTATTCAAACCATATATTTGCTTCGTGTTCTAAAATACGAATTGCTTCGTCTACTCTTTCTTCTTCGCCCTCTTCATACATGTTATACTCAATGTGCTCTTGTGGAACATCCGCAATATACGCCCACAAAATAGGGTCAATTTCTTCTAATAGCTCCATTTCTGTACCAATATACAACCCACCATTTGTTAACCCGTTTGGATTTTTACACCACTTACCTAACGATTTATCATAATAATATGGAGAACATGCATACCCAATATCTGCTATGCTCGTACGGGTTTTCCCCGCGCCTGTTCCAGCAGATTTAACATTAAAACGTTTTTTTCTTATTCCGTGTAGTGCCGTTGTAAGATACGCACTTGAGTATCCAATTCCCCACGCAGTGTTTTTCTTCCATTTTTCTTTTTGTTCATGTCCACCTGATCCAGCTTTCTTTGAGTCTCTACCCTCACTAGAAATAAAAGGTGCCGTTATTTTCAAGTGTTTCTTCTTATAGTGATTAATAATGTCTTGAGCTGTACTACTGTCCAACATTTTTCTTTGTGCTTCAATTGTTATTGGCTCGATTTCATTTGGATCAAAAAATTCTGATACGTCTATTCCATTCTCTGCATAGCTTCTTAAAAGAGAGAATTTTTTTAGTTGGTCGTAATAATATGAAAAGTTCGCCTGCTCTGCCATTTCTTGCACTTTTTCTAAGAAATCAATTCCTTCATTTTTTAGAAACACTTGATATTGAATTTCGTAATGTGACAAGTAATCATCAATTGCAACAGAATCAATTGTTTCTGCACCATTTTTATATAGGTTGTTAACAGCAGCAAAGATTAGCTTATGAAAAGTTTCTGGAAAGTCACTTTGCACAATTTTGTATTCTCTTATAAGAGACGGCTCTTGTAACAAACTACCAAGTATTTCTCTAATTGCTTGCTTGTTTTGATACTGTGTCATTTTCCCTTTTGCCATGTTTCCTCCTGTGACGTGTTCTGTTTTGCACATGTAGTCTTGTGTCCCTTCTTACGTTCACACTCTCCTTTCATAATTCTTCAATGTCAATCAATGCTAAATTTTTGTATTTATTATCTTCCATAGCGCTGTGCTTAATGTTGATGGTTGTTTTATTAGAATCTAAATTGTCAACATCAACGCCAGCAACACTATCTTTAACAGCTTTTTTATCTATGTAAAATCTTTTTGCGTCATCGTAGACAAAGGGAACAATTCCTATTCCCATACTATCTGCCACGTCATTTCCCTCTTGTATTTCGAAAAAGTAGTGAAGTGTAGTTTTCATTCCTTTATATGTATAGTTGAATTGATCTTTAAAATCTTTAATTTGTTTCAATATCCACCCAGTGGGCACATCAATACTATATAATTCGCAAATATAACTAATTAAATCTTTATAGTCTTGTGCTTCATTTTGCTTATTATCAAAACACACCTTACAGTAGTATTTGGAACTATGAAATATGGCGATTTCCTTGTCGTTGAGACTATTG